TTCGTCGGTTTCAGTTCGTTCAACATAGGCGACGATTTTTTCCTCAGAAAAATCAAATCCCTTAGCTTCCTGGACGATGAAAAGCGTAACGGTACGCGCATAAAACTTGAAGGTATTCAGAGATTTATGGCTTTGCTTCCTATTTCTGGCGCCAATACGTTCAGCCATCCAGATGGCAACAACTTCAAGTACACTATACCTCCAGTGACCGTTTTCCGTTTCCAGTCCGAATTCATTCAGATAGCCGCGAGTGCGCCAGTTGCGCATCAATTCTGGCTTGACGCCCGTCACTTCCGTAACCTCAGATGGTGAAAATTTGTGTTCTTCGATGCTCATGACGCTAATGCCCCGTATCATGCCGATACTGACTTGTAGCATATCGGAATGATACGGTAAAGCTTTTTTAGCGTCTCATCACACCGCCGGATTGTCCGCCCCATGCATCGGCCCGATCTTCGCGAACCGTTCCAGATGCTCGACGCGGACAATCACCTCGGCCATCAGCTCCTCAGCTACCTCCAGCGTTTGTGATATGCCCTTCCAATCGAGGAGAACGCCGGAACATTCGTTTTCGTCGGCCAGCCGCACAACGCGGAGCAGCGAAAGAACCTGATAGGCTTTCCCGCTCGCCTCTTTCAGTTCACCGCTCATTTCCCGGTATCCAGTCGATCCAGGTCATCGGCAAGGCAGTCCGCGCGCTCCCACGCCACCTCGATCAGAGATGTCAGCGCGTTGCTGAAATGCTCGGTCTCATTTTCGAGGCTGCGTATTCCTTCGAGCATTCCGGTCAACGTTACGGCGTCATGTTGAAGGTCGGAAAGCGTCTTCGCGGGCACAGCGGTATCGTTCACCGGCGTAGGTGTTGGGTTGGTCATTGTCATGATCTCCTGTTGTGGTATGGTCTAAAAGGAACATACATCTGTGCTCTAATTAGATCAATGGTAAAATGACAACATCAAACCAACTCCGTGCCGCCCGCGCGATTCTTGGACTGTCGCAGCCGCAATTAGCGGAAGCCGCAGGAGTATCATCTATGACGGTTAAGAGGGCCGAGGGTTCTGGAAAACCAGCCGCATCAACCGATGCAATCGCCGCCATCCGAGCGGCTCTCGAAGCTTCTGGGGTGGAGTTCATTGACGAGAACGGCGGGGGAGCTGGGGTGCGGCTTAGAAAGAGAGAAACGTGAAACATATAGCGCTGATACTTATTTTCGCCTTGACCGCATGTAAAACATTCGAAGATGTGAATGACGAAATCGCACTTGAATTTCGTGTTGGTGAGCAACTCATGAACGACTGCAACCAACGAAATACTAACTGCCTTGAATGGCTGCGTTTTAAACAAAAATGGGAAGACGATACAGGCCATCTAATAACATTTGAAGAAGGCTTGCGCCGTCACAAGGCGCGTGTTGCAGCCGGGCAGGCTGTGTGAGCGCCACGCCACCAAAGAAAGTGTAACAGGTAGCCGCGCTCTCTCGGGGTTTTCCCACTCGCCGAGTAACGGGGTTGCTTAGGTAAACCAGGCGCAACCAGCACTACTCTTGCCAGTCCACGAGTTTTAGCGCCTGGGCCGGGTCAACGCCCGCTTCCTTCGCCAAGGCCAGCGTCTGAACAATTGCCGACAGTGCCCGCGCCCTGCCCCCTGCATCGAAGGCTTGCAGCGGTCGCATCACGTCCAATTTTACGGCCAGCCCGAATTTCTCGGATGCCTCGGCGGCGATCATGCTGGCGATCGGTTGCAGCACCCATTGCGCGAGGTGGCGCTGCGCTTCTCGAACCATTGGCCCCGTGGTTGCTGAGGAGGTCAGACCCGGCAGGACGCCGAACACCGTGTTGATCGCGTCCCTCGCTGCCGCCAGCGTCTCCCGCGTCATGGACTTGCTCAAGTCCGGGGACAGGTCGTGCGGCTTCCAGTCCTGCGCCGGGGCAGGCCCGCCCGCCGCTGCGACGTTCACCGATTCCCGGATAAGCACCTTGCCCCGGTTGCCCCGAAAGCCGCGCGCCATCTGTTCCAGGTCGGTTTGCGGAGCCTCTGGGAACGGAACAATCTGCGATGCCAAGGGGGCGGTTTCGTATACTTCCACCAACGCCGTCTCGACTGCGTTCAGCAGGCCCGCCGTGACCTGCGCCCGCTTGAGAGGGGCCGTGCCGTAGTAGGGCGCGGACACATCGCAGCCGGTGCGGAAATGCAGCACCTCACCCGCCAGCGCGGTTTCAGTACGCCCGCCGCCAGATTCCGAAATGCTGACGCGGTATGCGGTCGGTTTACCGTCTCGGGTGCGCAAATCCCAATCGCTGCAAGGCACAAGCCCAGTTTCGCGGATCAAGAATAGCGCCTCGCCCCGCAGGGCCAGAGCGCGTGCTGTGAGCGCGAGTGAACGCCGGTCAAGCAGATCTGTGCCCGATACATCTGCAATTGACAACGCGCCTTCCCACAACGTCACCGCGCTTTGCACCGTGGCCGTCAGTTCAGCAATTCCACGTTGCCCCGAAACATAGGCTTCCCGTGCCGCTATCACCTCGGCAGTAAACCCTGACGCCGCAGAGCGTGTTTCAATCTCTCGTTTGCGTTTGAACGGCCACATCACGGTGCCCTCCGATAGGGGCGCAGCAGATCGCCGGCGCCGGAATATTGCATCGCCTTTGCGGCATGGGCCGCGGGCCTCTCATATGTCTTTTGGGTGCCGCCAAGACCTGATAAAGTAAGCGACGAATAGGAGGGGCTGAATTCGTTTTCCGCACCCGCCATGTATTCGGCGAGACGCCTGAAAGCCTCCTGTGCATCCGCCGGAACAGTCCCGCTTCCCACACTGGCGGTGATCCGGTACGGCCCTTTGCCGTCCAGCACATAGCCGCCAAGAGCTGAAGGCGATAACGTCACGGCCAGCCATGCCTCATCCTGCCAAAGTTCAACCGCGCTGACGGTTGCTGGCGCAAGGTTCGGCCTCCAATCGCCCGGTCCTTCAATAACGAACAGCACATCGCGGGCAGTCCAGCGCCAGGCGATATAGCTTTCGATCCGCGCCCAGATTGCGTTCGGATCAAGCGCCGCCGCGCGAGCGGAAAGCCCGGTCGGTGCATCGGGATACGTGACGTTGCTTTCAATTCTCTGAATCGTTGCTGCCATTTTACGCCGCCTCGATCAGTGAAAGGGTTGCGCCGGGGGGCAGGTGAATCCAGTTCCACGCTGCCATTTGATCGGCCGTAAACAGCAACGGGTCATTTGCATCCGCGTCGGCGCTGTCACCGGCCAGCCTGACGCGATAGCGGGTGGCGGTCGTGACCTCGATGCGAGCAAGATGACTGCCGGACGGGGCAACGAGGGAACCGGCTGCAATCGCAGACGTTGAGACCTGTTGCCGGGAAATATAAGGCTCACGGGCAAGCTGGGTGCGGGTGTTTTCCTCCTCACCCAAATGCCCGGAGTAGTGCCAGATTTTTGCAATAGCCATTTCAGGCCCTCCATCGTTGAATGTGGGATTTTTTGACAAGCATTCCGACATTGCCGCCCGTCCAGTTGCGGGCCTCAATCTGAGCCTTGTCATAAGCTGGGCGCGTCACCGCGCTAAGTTCGTACAAAAGCGCCTGATGAACCGTGCGGATGATTGCGTTGTGCGCCCCGTTCTCGGGGTCATGGCCTTCATCCTCGACCGTCTCGGCATCTTCAACGGCGCGCTTGGGCGGAATGCGGAATCCCGGTGAAAGCCCGAGGATCAGACCCGCAGACATTGCCGCAAGAAAATCTTTCACATAGCTGACTTCCCGCATTTCGCCTGAGATTTTCGCCTCGAAGCGCAACGCGTCATCGCCGTCTTTCAGACTCAATGTGCCCGCCTTTTTGGAGGCAAGTGGCCGATCATACGAATGACCAACAAGAAAATGTATGTCCTCGTTCGGATCGCCCACCCGGTAGGAAAATGCGCGCGGCGCGATGATTTCCTTGCGCGGGCGCCCAGTTGCGCCCCCATCCGACAGGAGCGCAGCCTCACCATAAGGAAAGGTGCCCGAGAGAAGGGTTTCCCCTTCTCCCGAGCGGCGGATTTCAAGGCCGCCGGTATGCCCGGCCCAGAGCATCATTGCAGCCCCGTCAGGATTTCGGTCTGCACTGCCCGCGAAACCGTCACATCCATCGTGGTCAACGCGGTGAGGCGCAGCCCGCCGGATTGCGCATCCGAATATGGATCGCGAACCAGATCAACCGCCCCCCAGGTGCCCACGAAGATCGGCGCGACACCTCCAACGCTGGTAGTCATCACCCCGACGCTGGCCGGAGGCGTTCCGGTCGGAACCGCAAGCGCATTGCTCGATAGAACCACCTTGCCGATCTTCGCAACCAGACGATCCCATTCCGAAACTGCCGTGCCGCTGATCAGGTCTGCATCCATGCCGTCGAAGATTTCAGGCCGCAGGAGCAGACGCACATCGTCCGTGCCGTTGGCCGCGTTTGCCGTCATGAACCGAACCGCAGCCGCCCGGAAAGCCGCATAGCTGGCTTCCGCATCAACAGCAGTTTCCGTGATGCCCCAAGCCGCCGCGCCCGCCAGAAGGCCGGTAGGTTCGCCTGCCGCCCCGGACCCTTGGAATACCGCCTTGTCCAGCGCCTCGGAAATCGCCCCGTTCATATCGCGGCGCACCGCCTGTTCCAGACCGGCGCCGGATTGCTTGAGCGTCTTGCGGGTGATCCGCATTTGAATGCCCAGGTTGTAGTCGGGCTTCAAAGGCCGATCCAGCGTGGTGTATGCGCTCGGACCCGGCACGTTGGCGGTTTCGCCATTGGCCCAGCCTGCCGACACTGACGAGGTGGTGACGGGATATTCCATTTCCCCCACACCAATGTTGATCATGGACGCGCCCATTTGCGCTGCCACGCTGGATGCAAACAGCCGGTCAATGATCGGCGCAGTGCGCATCGGATCAGGGGTGCCACTGGCCACGGTCTCACCGGCCCGCTGTTCCAAGGCTTCCCACGGAACCGGGATACCGCGATAGCCGCCTTGGCTGCGCAGCTCCTGCACGATCTCAGCCGTGCGACCTTCCAGTTGCCGCCCTTCATCAAGGGAAAGCGCGACTTGGCGCATCTCGAAACCGGCCATGATTTCGGACCATTCACGATCCGACCGGGTTTCAAGCTCGGCCCCGGCGTCCCGGCGTTCAGTATCTTCGGCAATCAGCGCCGCGCGATACCTGGTTTCGTTCGACCGATATTCCGCGTCGAGGGTTTCCATCGACCGGGTTTCGGTTTCAGTGGGGCTTTCCTTGCCCACAAGTTCAGCCAAAGATTGCCGGATTTCCGACTGGCGACGACTGATTTTCACAGACTCAAGCATTTAATTATCTCCATGCTCAATAGGGTTATGCTGCATGTCGCGCAGCAGATTGCGCCATTTCTGACGTTCTGGCGGCAAGGGCGTGTGCCCCACCTCCAACCGAGTTTTCCGGGCATGGCAGCGGCCACAGAGGCATTGCAAATTGCCCAGAGAATAAGACAGGTCAGGCCGATCCCTGACGGGTTCGATATGATCGACCTCAAGCCGATGCCGGGCGCCACACTGCACACATTGCCAGCCGTCACGGTCCAACGCCTGCATCCGCAGCGCCTTCCAGCGTGGCCCGCGCGTGACCTTGGCTGAGTGTCTGGCATAGTCGGTACGCTTGCGATTCAGCCCCATATCAACCGCCCTCCGCGTCCAGAAGGTCGGCCCATCATCCTTGCGCCCTCAGCCACGGCCAGAACGGTTGCAGCAGCCGCATCTATCCGGCCCGTGCTTCGGGCTTTTGCCAATTTCAGATTGTTTGCAGGGTCGCGCAGCGTAACCGCATCGGCGAAGGCCGAGCGAAGAAGCAGCGACGGGGAAGTTTTCACCTTGCCGTCATACACCGCCCGCCGGAATCGCTCGCAATCTTCTCCACCATCCTTGAACCCTTGTCCGCGCCAGATGATCGGGCAACGGATGCCAGCCCGGTCTATAGCTTCACCAAGTTCGGCTTGCTTGTATCGGTCTGCGGTAATTGCCGCGACCGTTTCGCCTTCCACATGGTGCATCACCTCGACCAGCCAGGGGGCAACGGGAACGGTCTGGTCGCCCAGAACCGACAACTCGCCACGGTCCTGCATCTCGACATAGCGCCCGGCAACACCGTCATTCTGACCACGATCCAGCAGCGAAGGCCGCGAAGGAAAGCTGCCAAGGCATTCAAGCCGCCCCGTCTCTGGCCAATAGAACGCCGCTGCCGTCATCGAAGCCGAGCCGCCCAGGTCGAGACCGATAACCACCTGACCGCGCCGCGCCGGAACCTCTGTCGCCTCGCAGGAAAGCCATTCGTCAACCGCCAGAAGCACGTCGCGGGTTTCGCCGCTGACTCGCTCATTACGGTTATAAAGCCGGAAACTTGTGAGCGTGGATCCTCCCCGCGAAATCGCCCGCCGTGCCTGACCTTGCAGCCATTCGAGGCTTGAGCCGATGCCGTAGGCCGCGCCAGGGTTCGCCTCTCTCAGGCTTTCGAGGTCATCCGCAGGCAAGCCAGGTGAAGGCCGGTGTTCCTGCCGGTAAATGCCGGGTTGCTCCTGATCCAGCCAGACGCTGAAAGGGTGCGCGTCATCCGCCGCAGAGGTAGAAATAATCAGCGCGCGTCCACCACGCTTGCCGAGACCGGACAACAGCGCATGTTCCAAGGAGTCACCCTGATCCGCTGCCCAATGTCCTCGCTCATCCATCAGCACCAGCGTCGGCGCAGAGCCAAGAGCAGATTTACCATCCGCCGCAATCGCCCGGATAAAATGCCCGCCGCCATCGCCCTCATACTCGATTTCCAGCCGGGGCGAACGGCGCACCGTGAACAGCTTCTGTTCCTCCTCGGGCAGAGACCGCATGAAACCCACGACAAAATCAAAGGCAATCCGCGCTTGATCCCGCGTCCGAGCCGCAATGAGGACTTCGCGCCGGGGCTGGGCATCCCAGACGCCCATACAGGCCCCAAGAGCGATGCCAGCGGAGAGCGCCGTCTTGGCATTGCCACGCCCGATCGACAGAACCGCGACGTTCACGCCATCTTCAAGAGCGCCTTTGACAAATTGCTTTTGAAACGGGGCCAGCTTCACCAGGTCTCCAGCCTTCGGCCCTTCCGGGATTTTGAGGCTTTCGAGGAACCTGATTGCTTTCGTGGATGCCTTCATGCCAGCCACCCCAGATAGAGACCGCACAGCGCGAACGCATAACCCCCCACCGCGCCACACCCCCCCATTGAGGCAAAGGCCATTGGGACCATTTTTTTGATGTTCAAAGACGGATAT